CGTAAAGGTCAACTAGCTCATTGGCTAGCTAACATGAAAGCAGGGAAAAAGAAGTCACTTAATGAAACTGTTATACATCCGAGTACAATGGATGCCCTAGAAGACTTTCTACCGTTTGCAATGAAGATGTTAAAATTAAACAAACTGCCTAGAATTAGCGTTCATAAAACTATAGAGACAGGTGATCAACCTAGTTTTGGTGGCTATAATCCCGACGACGGTACTATTCAATTAGCGTTAAAAGATCGTCACCCTGCAGACATACTTAGAACACTAGCGCATGAGCTAGTACATTTTAAACAAGACTTAAACGGCACACTAAATGACGATAGCGGAATGACCGGCAGTGCTGAAGAAAATCAAGCTAATTCACAAGCAGGAATTATTATGCGTCATTTTAACAAAAAGTTTCCACAATATTTAGAGTAATACTATGAAAATAAGAGAAATACTAATTAAAGAAACTGCCACTGCCGGTGCTACTAGTGCCGGCAATGTAAGCGTTGGAGCTGTTTACAAGAATAAAACAGCTAAAACTTATAAAAATAAAGACGGCACTGCTAAAAACGCACTAGATATTAAAGGGGCTAATTTGCTCACTGGTGGCAGCTTAAAACGATAAATACTACGATATTGGAGAATTCTCAAAATGCAAGATAACTTTCACCGCCCAGACGATCACGAAGCAAAAATGGCTCGTGCCGATCTATTTAAATGCGCTCAATACAGCTTTAAGCTATTCAAAATGATCCAAGAAGATCAAGAGCTAGAAGGTTGGGTACAGGCTAAGATTACTAAAGCCGCTGACTATATTGCGTCTGTGTATCACTACATGGAATACGAAATGAAGATCAGTGAGTACGGTAGTGCTATTGAAAACAGCGACATGTATTCAGAAAGCATTCGTCGTGCATTTGCACAAAAGCTAACAGAAGCTAAGGTAGAGGCCAAGAAAGCTAAAGACGAGATGAAGAAGAAAGAAAAAGCTCTAGACGAAGAGAAGTCATCAACTGGTGGTGAGATTGATCGTTCTAAGAAAGGTGTTACTAAGCATAAAGAAAATCCAAACAGATTCAGTGACGAAGAGCATACTGAGCCTAAGTCACAAGCTAAGTCAAAGTCTGCTGCTGAGAAAGCAGGTGACAAAGCCTACGATAAAGCACAAGAGAAAGATAGCAAAGCATGGGGCAAAGCTAATCCAGGTAAGCAAACTATTATGAAGGGCGGAGTTAAGACCACTAACGAGACTGCTGTTCCTATGAATCCTGATGGTGCTACTGCTCCTCCAAAGAAAGATCCTAAGACAGGACGTTATCCTGTAATCACTTCTGGTCCTAATAAAGGTAAAGAGTGGAGTGCTGCTGCACCTGGTCCTACAAACCCTGCAATGAAAGAAGCTGCCAAATCTAAAAAAGGCGACGGTAATCTAGCTAACAATGCTAAACCCTATGATAAAGTAACACAAGGTGATGTTGTTGCTGGTCGGTTAGGCAAAGACGAAAAAGGCGGCAAGGATAAAAAAGTTAAAGAAGCTGCGGCAAAATGTAATCACACTGCTAAAGGCAAGTCATGCCCAGTACACGGTCTAAAAGAATGTGGCAGTATGTATGAAGGTGATAAGTTTGATCCGTTGAAGCACGTTGAAAAGAAATCGCAAACTCCTCCTATTAAACAAGCAGCCAAAGACGTTGATCGCAAAAACTATGGTGATCGCACTGCATTGATGAAAGCCGGTGGTGTTAAAGATACTCGCGGACCACGTGGTGTAACACAAGGTTAAATCATGGACATGAAGAAAATACTACAGGCAGTAGATGGCGCAAAGGCCAAAGCTGAAGTGAATTCTTCAGACATAAAAAAGTTTCTTACTATTGTAGAAGGTAAAGGTCCATTGAATCGTTCTACTAGTGCCGAAGCATTAACAATGCAACACTATACAGAACCTAAAAAAACAATTACTAACCCAGTACTTAACGTACAAGAAGGCGCAACGCCTAGTATGATTGGTAAGTATTTTAAAGCAGTTGAAACTGAACTTGCTGAAGCTGCAACTCGTAATAAAGATCGTTCTCGTCAACTAGCCGAACGTGTTGCTAAAAAAGTTATAGAGCAAGATATCACTCGTAGAGTAACTCCTAATGCAGACGGATCATTCCCTGACCCAAACATCAATCGACTAACAGGCAAGCCTAATCCTCCAGCAGCAGAACCGGCACCTACTAATGTAAAGACAAGTGGCTCAACTGTTGAATACGGTGGTACAACTTATAATGTAGTCGGAGTTTTTGGTGATGGTATTAGACCAAGAATAGGAATGAGTGGTAAAGTTATTCCAGCTAAAGCATACGTAGTTGGTGATAAGATGTATGTGCTGTTAGATACTACAGCTCAAGAAAGTGTAGCAGGTCCAGAGAAGTGCTGGCCAGGACACCGTAAGGTTGGAACAAAACCAGGTACAGGTAAGAACGCAGGCAAGCGTGTAAACGACTGTGAAAAGATTGGTGAGGCAACAAGTGCGGCACAACAGGCAGCTATCGCTATTGCAAAAAAGAAAGCAGGTAAGAAGTAATGGACGAACTTAAAAAAGCAATGAAGATTGCATTTGCCAGTGAATACGCATTTGCTATCAAAGCACAAAACTTTCATTGGAATGTAGAAGGACCATTGTTTCCACAACTACACATGTTGTTTGCCACAGTCTATGATGAAGTGTATGGTGCAATTGACGACTTTGCAGAAAACATTCGCAAATTAGGATCATATACACCTGCTAGTTATTCACGTTTTTCAATGCTAACACAAGTTGAAGATGAGTTAAACATACTTGAAGATAGAGCTATGATTGCAGAATTACTGCAAGACAGTGATAAGATGGTTAAATTGTTAAAGATAGTATTTGATCTTTCTGAACAAGCAGGCGAACACGGATTAAGTGACTTTATAGCAGGACGCATGGATGCACATCGCAAACACAGCTGGCAGCTAAGGGCTACTTCTAAAGAATAAGAACACACTACCTTAGGACCTTTGCGTTTTTAAGTGTGGGGAGGCTGCTGCCCGCAGAAAGCGATTCGCTACCGTAGACTGCTAAGTGAGCATAAATATATTATAGATTATTTGGGGAACAAAATGGATTTAAGAGCATTAATGCAGAAGTTAGAAACAATCAATAAAACACAGATCGTTACGGAATCTGTAGAGACAAAGAAAGTTATTACAGAATCAGTAGCACCTGTTCGTCAGTCTACAGTACCTGTTTTTAAAAGCTCTATCGCACGTGGACTAGTCGAAGAATTTGGTTATGAGATTGAAGAATCTACGTTAACTGAAAATCCACACGCTAGCGATCCTGTTAAATCAGCAGCATGGGCAGCATTAAGTCCCGAAGATCAGAAATGGTTAGGTGGTGCTGACCCAACTGATAAATTTATTTTAGCTCGTGCTCCTAACAAAGGTAAGCCAGCGGCAGCTCCTGCAACAAGTGCCGCAACTGGTGTAGGTAATCCAGGCGAAGAGGCAGCGGCTCAAGCAGCAGCAGATAAAGTGGCCACAACAAGTGCTGCCACTGGAGTAGGCAATCCAGGTGAAGAAGCAGCAGCTCAAGCTGCCGCTGACAAGGCCGACGTTGCTGCAGGTGCTACAGATATGAGTATGGGACAAGCAGGTGCAGTCAATGCTGCCCAAACTGCCGCACTAGCATCCGGTGCACAGGACGATGTAACTGGTGTTGATAAAGCTGTGGCAGCTAATGCGGCTGCACCAACAGGTGGAGCAGCGGCAAGTCCGGCTAAGCCAAAGCCTACACCAGACCCTAAAGTAATGGCAATGCAACAAGAGTTGATTAAGAAAGGTGCTAAGATTAAAGCAGACGGCATTATGGGGCCAGCTACTGCAGCCGCACAAAAACAATTTGGTGCACCAGGTACAGATTTATCAGGTCGTATGACAGCGGCCACTGATCCAAGAGTTGTAGGTGGTACAGCAGCTAGTCCAGCTAAGCCAGCACCGTATAATGCAGCCAAAGATAGTCAAGCAGCTTCTGCCGCAATGGCTAAGCCAGCACCAACAGGTGGTACAGCGGCCAGTCCAGCTGCACCTGTAGATCCAACTAAACTATCAGTTAGTCAAAGAATGGCAACACAACCGTCTATAATTGATCAAGGTAGAGCAAAATTAGGCATACCGGCAGGCGGAACATCTCCTGCAAAAGAAAGCGTTGTTAGACAAGACGATGCTGTACTGGCAATGATTCGAAATATTCGAGTATAACAAAAAAGCACCCTAGGGTGCTTTTTTAATGCCAGTTACCTTTTATACAATGCAGTAATTCGTGCCCTAATATATGCATACTTGTATTTTTAGGAACAACTATAGTGCATTGAGTTAAATCACCGTTCCAAAATGCACAGCTATTGATAGCAGATTTATATTCACTAAATCCTCTGTTTCGTGCTTCCTTGTTACATAATCCCAGAACATTGTCAGTTGGAACAATAGTCAACTGAATTTGTTTTTGACCATTTGCAAGATCAAACTTCTTACTAGGATTATCCCAATCGTAGAAAGATTGGGCAAATGCTAGATTTGAACAAACTAACAAACTAATTACAATAGATTTTTTCATATATGTTGCTTTGTGTAGCTAAGTATGTTATTATTATACAATAATTTTAAAGGAGTGTCAATGAGTACACGCATGTATGGGCCTGAAGAAAAAGCCAAATTAGAACGTTTAATCAACGAAGGCAGTACCGTTTTACGTGAAATTGAAGATTTAAAAGAAGGGCTTAAAGAAACGGTTAAAGCAGTAGCAGAAGAATTGGAAGTCAAACCAAGTATTATCAACAAAGCTATTTCTATTGCACACAAAGACAATTGGAAAGAACACGAACAAGCGTGGAATGATATTGAAATGATTCTAGGCGTTACTAATCGTTTGCCAAAAGATGAATGAATTACTAAAACCAACATTTGATTGGATTCGAGATGACTTTAAGTCTAATAGAATTCGCTTTATTGTTGAGTTGTTTGCTTGGGCTATTAGTATTGGTTGCAGTATTACTATGGCGGTCACAGTCCCAACTCCACCGCTTCTTACTCTTTATCCCATTTGGATCCTTGGCTGTGCTATGTATGCTTGGGCTGCTTGGACTAGGAAATCTTTTGGCATGCTCGCTAACTATATTCTGCTAACCACAATAGACACTGTTGGCTTAGTAAGAATGATAATTAATTAAATAAACAGTAGATGGTAGGCGGGCCATAATCCGCATGTTGGTATTTGCAAGCCGTAAATTGCATAGGAGAGATTAATTTGTATGTAGACGCATTTTTTCAGCGTGACGCTGATATCGTTAAAATTGTAGAACGCAATAACGAAGGAAAACGAGTATTTAAAGAGTTTCCCGTACGTTATACGTTTTATCACACAGACCCTCGAGGTAAATTCCAAAGTATCTATGGAGAACCGTTAAGCAGGGTCGTTTGTAAAAACTCCAAAGATTTCCGTAAAGAATTAAGCATACATAACAATAAAAAGTTGTATGAAGCAGATATCAATCCGATATTTGTTACACTTAGCGAAAATTATCTAAATCAAGACGCACCAAAACTTAATGTAGCTTTTTGGGATATTGAGGTGGACTTTGATCCAGAACGTGGCTACGCATCGCCAGAAGATGCATTCATGCCAATCACTGCTATTGCTGTTCACCTACAATGGTTAGATACTCTTATTTGTTTAGCTATACCCCCAAAGGGCATGAGCATTAAACAAGCCGAAGAATTAGTTAAAGATTTCCCCAATACACATATCTTTGACAATGAGGCAGACATGTTAGATACATTCTTGAATATTATTCAAGATGCCGACATCCTTAGCGGTTGGAACAGTGAAGGCTTTGATATGCCCTATACTGTTAACCGCATTACTAAAGTGTTAAGCAAAGATGACACACGTAGACTTTGCCTGTGGGATCAATTCCCTAAGAAGCGTGAATACGAAAAGTACGGTAAGATTGCCACTACATATGACCTACACGGTCGTGTACACTTAGACAGTCTTGAACTTTATCGAAAGTATACATATGAAGAACGTCACACCTATCGATTAGATGCTATTGGTGAGATGGAAATCGGTGAATCAAAGACTGTCTACGAAGGTACATTGGATCAACTGTATAACAACGACTTTCGCAAGTTTGTTCAATATAACAGACAAGACTGTGCATTGTTAGATAAACTTGATAAGAAACTAAAGTTTATTGACTTGTCAAACAAGCTAGCACACGAATGCACAGTATTGCTACAGACCACTATGGGCGCCGTAGCTGTTACTGAACAGGCTATTATTAACGAATGTCATCGTAGAGGATTTCAAGTTCCTAATAGACCTAAACGTGATGAAAATGCTGATAACGGTGCCGCTGGTGCGTATGTTGCTTATCCTAAAGAAGGCATACACGACTGGATTGGATCATTAGACATTAACAGTCTATATCCTAGTGCCATTCGTGCGCTTAATATGGGCCCAGAAACTATTGTTGGACAGTTACGTCAAGACAATACTAAAGCATATCTAGAAGATTTGCAGGCCAAAGGCAAATCATTTGCGGCAGCTTGGGAAGGTATGTTTGGTTCATTAGAATACACAGCAGTAATGAATAAAGAAATTGGTACTGAGATTACTATTGATTGGGAAGATGGGAGCGTTGACAAACTAAGTGCTGCCGAGGTATATCAATTAATATTCGACAGTAATCAACCATTTATTTTAAGTGCTAATGGTACTATCTTTACCTATGAGAAAGAAGGTATTATTCCCGGATTGTTAAAACGCTGGTATGCTGAACGTAAAGAGATGCAGGCCAAACTAAAAGAATGTATTAAAGCTGGGAATACTGTTGAAGAAGAATACTGGGACAAGCGACAGCTCGTTAAAAAAATTAATCTTAATAGTTTGTATGGTGCCATTCTTAATCCCGGTTGCAGATTCTTTGACAAGCGTATTGGACAAAGTACTACATTGACTGGTCGCGCTATTGCTAAACACATGGCTGGCAAAGTTAATGAAATTATTACAGGAGATAATAACCATGTTGGAAAAGCTATTATCTACGGTGACACTGATAGTTGTTATTTTTCTGCTTATAAGACGCTTAAGAAAGATATCGACTCGGGAGCGATTCCGTGGACAAAAGAAACAGTAATACAATTATATGACCAAATTGCCGAAGAAGTAAATTCAACATTTCCACAATTTATGCTAGATGCATTTCACACTCCAAAAACACGTGGAGAAGTTATTAAAGCAGGTCGTGAGATTGTTGGCAGTAAGAGTTTGTTTATTACTAAGAAACGTTATGCTGTTCTTTACTATGATAAGGAAGGTAAACGGCTTGACGTAGATGATAAACCAGGTAAGATCAAGGCCATGGGTTTGGATCTGAAACGTAGCGATACTCCTGAATTTATTCAAAACTTTTTAAGTGATATTTTAGAAAAAGTACTTACAGGTCATACTGAAACACAAGTACTAGATCATATTACTGAATTCCGTACTAATTTCAAGGCCAGACCAGGTTGGGAGAAAGGTAGCCCTAAACGTGCTAACAACATCTCAGCATATCGCGGTAAGGAAGAAAAAGCAGGCAAGACTAACATGCCCGGACACGTTCGTGCAAGTCTTAACTGGAATACTTTAAAGCGTATGATGGACGACAAGTATTCAATGCAGATTACAGACGGTGCCAAAGTTATTGTCTGTAAGCTAAAAGATAATCCGTTAGGATTTACTAGTGTAGCTTATCCGGTTGATGAGTTGCGCTTACCTAAGTGGTTCAAAGAATTACCGTTTGACCACGAAGAAATGGAATCTACAATTATTGACAATAAGTTAGAAAATCTAATTGGCGTTCTTAATTGGGATATCAGATCAACCGAACAGACAAATACTTTCAATAAATTATTTGACTTCTAATCTAAAAACCTATATACTAACACAAAGGAAACATTATGAAAGACATTTTACAAGACATCGTAGCACATACACATCAATTAGGCTTCTTACCAC